GGCTTTTTGCAATACAGTTTTGGTTTAGTCATAGGACACCTCTTTACCAACTTCTCTTAATTGAACAAACACTGGAAATCTTAAACTCAGATTGCCGTCAGCGTCCTGTGTTTCCTCGAAGTATTGAACTTCAATTACTCGACCAAGCAACTCATTCTGATTTCTCCAGAAGAATTCTCTATCTTCTTCGCTATAACCAGAGCCGACCTTAACAGAATAACCTTTATAGTCAACTACGATAGCACCCAGAGTTCCTTCAAACTTCGTGCCAATCAAGCCTTCTTCAAATCCGATGATTTTTAAGTCCATGGTATACATCTCTTTGACTTTCAACAGATTAGCTGTGCGTTTGCATTCATATGGAGCTGAAGCTATGTTAATCATAACGCCCTCGCCACCTCGGTCAAGAATTCTACTGTGCCATGACTTAACAACGTATTCCTCATATTCACCGTCGTACCAAACTGGCAGTGGACGAACATATGTGATTTCTTTGCATACGTTATACTGGACCTCTTTGCATTTTTCGTAATATTTATCAGCAAAATATTTTTTTCTGGCTCTTGTTGATGTTTTACAGATACCAGCCTTGAACGCTGATAACGGCATACAGTCAAATACGTTATACAATAAGCCAGTTTTCTGTTCCAGTTTAGAACCCATGATTTCCATTGTCTTTTTAAAAACATCTTTTGATTCCAAACCAGTCTGGTCGAGAATTGTCGTTTCGCCGTCCAGAACAATATTTTTCAAACCCAACAGTTTAATTGCTCTTTCAATCTCAACTAAGCCTTCGATTTCTTTACCCTGTCGGCTATAGAATTTTACATCACCATTTTCATCAATGATGGCCACAGTTCTGACACCATCAATCTTTTCAGTAATAATAATTTCTTTGCCTACCAATTTGTGTTTATGGTCAGCATATTTCTGACCACGCATCACATCGAATACTGGAATTAGCCCCGGAATTGCTTTGTTGATATTTGCTGCAGCCATTCCGATTTTCAAATCTTTAGTCAAGATGCATTTAACCAGTTCTTTGTTTTCTGGTTTGTCGAGATACTGCAGAGTTACTTCAACTTCTGTTCTCAAGTCATCATTGATATTGGATTTTGCTAATTTTTCAATCAGTTCAACAAAATCTTCCCAGTTTTCATGGACATAAAAATCTGCTCCGTAAGCATCAAGTTTTTCAATCAGTTTCTTGGAAAAACCAAACTTCATGAATGGATCGTAGGTCCATTTGATGATTTCTTGCAGATGTGGCATATCTGCATTTTCTCTGAGCAGCTTAATTTTGTCGTTACTGCCAGAAGTATTTCGTAGAGCGTCTACAACTTCTACAATTGGACTTAATACTGTCTCTAGTAATTCCATAACGCACCTTCTTCTTTTTATTATTTTCGTAAACAGTTCCATGTGCGTGTGCCATAAGACCCTTTAATTTCTTCCACTCGCTTTCCTGTTTGGCTTTGACATAGTCAGATACCCAATCTTCTAATAATTGTGGAAAAGTCGGCATCTTATTTCACTCGCTTTCCGGCTCCTGCGGAGCTAATCAGATACGGCATAAATTCTTCTGAAATATTCCAACCAACAACATCAACTTTATCGCCAGTTTTTAGCTTCATGACTTGTACGCCTTTAGTCGCTCTGGACGCCTGAACTCTGATTGTTTTGATATCATAAACAACTCTTTTGAAAGCACTAGAGTCTAACATGATATATGGATTGTCTGTTTCGGCAAACATAGCTACCAGTTCAGATTCTGTGTTAAACGCTTTTGACATTTTCTTTAGAGAAGTTTTGTAACTGCTCATAGATACTCTGGCCACTTTACCATTTTCAAAGCACATAATCAGATTTCCGGTATAATCAGTTGTAGGAATTGCGTAAATGATTTCTTCGTCAGCGTCGAGACTTAACATAGACGGCAGATACTGACCGAGGGCAGATGACACACCTTCTTCCAAGCTACTGATTTTTACCGTATACATATTCGCTTTGTTTGTAAACACCAACAAATTTGACTTATTGGTTGTCTGTGCTACTGTCATGATTCTGTCACCGTCTTTTACTTTCTGATTTTCACTGTATCGTGTCAGCTTTTTAACATAACCCTGTTCTGTACAAACTACTGTGCAGTTAAAATCATCAATGATATCAACCGTTACAGTTTTGTTCATGTCTTTCAGAACTCTTGTTTTTCTAGGCATACCATAACGTTCTTTAGCTTCTTCGAGCTGACCGATAATCACATCTTTGACTTTTTTCTCGCTACTAAGAATCTTTTTGTTTGCCTCAATTTTCTTACCAAGTGTTTCGTATTCTTTGGTTTGTTTGGAAATCCATTCTTTGTTCATGTTGACCATGCGGATTGTCGCAACATATTCAGCCTGAGATTCGTTTAATCCAAACTCTTTTGTCAGACCGGCAATAGCTTCTTTTTCGTTTTTGGACTCTTTGATGATTTTATGAGCTTTGTCGATATCAGTAGCTATCTTCATCAATCCAGCCATTCGATTTCTCTTTTCGGTCATTTCAATGTTTTGAGCTTCAAGTTCCATGCAAATACATACAATTCTATGCTTCGTCCAATCTTGAATCATATCCTCAAGGTTGTACAGATGAGGTGTAATGCCGTCTGGTCTTAACATATATAGATAGATTGGAACTGACGATTGGAACGGAGTGTATTTTCTCAGCTTAGAAATAACCGTCTCTACATCCGCACCTTTTTTCAGATAAATGTCGTATTTCAGACCATCTTTACCAGAGTTGTCGTGAACATCTACGATTTCTTTCAGTTTGCCTTTTTCGATGTTCAGACGAATCTTATCGTCGATTTCTTCAATCACTGTGTTCATAGGAATTTCTGTGATTGTTATAGCGTTTGCTTTTTTATCATAGTTCCATTCGGCGATCATTTGATAACTGCCTCGACCAGTAGTCAGAATCTTTCTGGTTTCATTTTCATCGTAGATAAGGTTTGCTCCTAGCGGAGAATCGAGACCTTTGATGTACATCATTGCTTTATTTATGTTTCCGTCCATTAAATAAGAAATGAATGCATCACATACTTCGTACAGATTGTGAGACGGAATCTTTGAAGCAAACCCAACCGCAATAGATTCGGAGTTGTTAATCAGCATGTTTGGAACTGGGCATGGAAGAAATTCTGGTTCTTCTAAACTATTGTCCCAGTTTGGAACGAAAGGAACATTTTTATATTTGATTCCCTGCAACAGATATTCGGAGTATTCTGACAGTCTGCACTCGATATAACGAGCCGCTGCCCCTACACCGTCTCTACGATTTTTATCTGGAAACTGACCGTTAGGGTCGAGATATTTATATAAGACAAAGTTGCTACCCGCATTCTTCATGGCTTGTGTCAGAGGACCGTCACCGTAGATGTAATATTTCATAACCTCAGTGGATGCCATGAGCATTTTCTTAAACGGTTTGTCATGTGTCATGCCAGCTTGGTTCAGTGCATAAATCATTTTTCTGTGAACCGGAAGTAACCCATCACAGACAGATGGTAAGTTGTTTGGTATCAAATCCGCAGCATAGTCGATAAAGTATTGGTGAACTACGTCGATGATATTCTGTTTGTTTTCCATATTTCTCTCCTTTCATGGCTATTTAATACCATTCTGTACAAAGAATTAAAAAGCTTTCGCTTTTACTACATTGTCCATGATATACTTTTTACGCTCATCAATCTTGTCGCCCATGGTTACATTGAGGATATTTTCAATGTCTGGTTTGTATGCATCCCAGTTGACTTGAACAAAAGTTTTTTCTCTGGCTTCTGGAGACAATACATAATCCCAGAATCTATTTGCATTCAGTTCGCCAAGCCCTTTAACAATTCCTATCGTGTCTACTTTCTTACCAAGTTCTTTTACAATCTTGTCTTTCTCAGCTTCATCATAAGCCGGATACTCATTACCAGATTTGTCGAACACCAAGAATCTTGGAGATTTTACAACATATATTCTACCTTGTTCACACAAGGTTGGATAGAATTTATAGAAGAAACACAGTAACGATAAAGATATCGCTTTACCAAAATGGTCTGCGTCAGTAATCAACGCAATCTTTCCATATCTCAAATCATCTTCGTTGAACTCAACTACACCTTTGAGTCGCTTGCGTTCTTTTTCAGGAAGCTCAATCCCACAGCCTAATGCAGCCATGATAGCCATAGCTTCTTCATTCTTAAACACATTCGTCACGCTTGTTTTGAAGCTGTTAATAAATCTACCTCTCAGACCAATCGCTCCAATAGTTCTTGGGTCACGACTAGAAACCAAAGTATGGTTTGCTGACTTCCCTTCGTCGATAACCAAAATACGCTCTTCTACCTTACTGTTTCTCATGTCACAATCAACCAAACCTTCAATTTTCGGACTTAATCCGCCTTTGGATTTTTTCTGAATCGACTGTTTGAGTTTTTTGATATCTTCCTCGGCTTTCTTGTTGAAGCTGTTAATCTCAACAAAATGTTTCAGCATTCCATCAAACTCTTTACTGTGTTCCAACCGAAATGCTTCGAGGTTATCTGCAACATATTTGCTTACATGTCTTTTGTAAGTTGTCTTTTTCGTATAAAACTTTGTCTGGTTCGCAAATTCTACATTGTTTGTCCAAACCCCACAACAGAAATTTAATCCCAACTCAATATCTGCAGCTGTGATTTTAACTTTTTTGTCTGAGTATTTGTCCAGAACTTTCTTAAACCCATCAACAACACCTTCGTAGATTGTTCCACCTTCACGCAGATAAGTGCAGTTCAAGAATGTTTCTTGAAATGGCTCTGTGCCGATTGACCAAACAAGTCTCATACGGTTGTTTTCTAATTTAGGTTCTGCACCCTCGCCGTCAACTACCATTTCGGATTCAGTTCTTTCCTCAAACTCATATTGTGCTCCGATGGTTGTTTCACAGTTCTTAGCCATATATTCACCAAGACTGCCATAAGAAAATGTAGTCCACTGTTCGTCGTTGGCTTCTTTGAGGAAAATAATCAAATCCTCACTAATACCAACCAAATGATTACACATTTCCTTGATAGTTTCTGGACTAAACTCAACCTGCGTATACATTGTCGGATCTAATTCAAATGTAAATGTCGTACCGACATGATTACATAGTGCATGCCATTCGTCTTTTGGGTACTTTTTCTTCAGAGAATAACACTCTGTTTCAGCGATTTCACCGTCTGTATATTTGATTTTACTGAAAGTGTAGTCATCTTCACTGACGCTTTCGACCACGAACATCTTTGACGTATGATTCAGAACCGTCAAACCACAACCATTCGTTCCTGTGGTTTCTTTGCCAGACTCAGCGTTATCAAAGTTTGTTCCGGCAAACAAAGTCTCAAACAACAACTGATGTATCGGCACACCGTCATGTTTGTCAAACAACTTAATACCTCGGCCAAAGTCTTTAACCGAAACCATTCTGTGTCCCGGAGCCAAAGTGATATACATTGTGCATGGCCTATCTTCTGCCGGATGCGTAATCATTTCATCATTGGCATTCATCATAACTTCCAGTAAGCCATGATAATGGTTACTTCTACTTCCGTACCAGATTGGCAGCTTCTCTCTACACTGCTGTCTAGTATCTAACTGTCTCAGCTCACTTGCCATTTTATAATCCCTCCGTTCTACGACAAGCATCTGCATATATGCCCGTTTGCTCAGACACATATGCGGACACTTTTCGCTTCATTTCAATTTCGGCCAAAGCCTTGATTTTTTCAAAATCTTCTGTCTCTACATGGTTCATGTCTACATAGCAGAAGGCTTTGATTTTGTTTTTGTTCTTCAATGGGTTTGTACAGAACGCCCACGCTTCAATACTCCATGGAACACTAACCACATTCTCGTAGTCTTCATGTTCCAAATCTTCTTCGTAGAACACATCTGTATACTCCCCTGTTTCTCCGTTGTAATATGTGTAAAACTTAATTATCAATAGTACGATTCCTACCTTTCTGCTTGACATTTACACGCATGCGGTGTATAATATACATAACTCGTAAAATCTATGTATTCATTATATAGCATAAACTTTCCAATGTCAAGCGAAAATTTCGCAATATTTACGCTTTTCGTATTTTTTATTTTTGGAGGTTGTGATTATGACTAGTCACGATGATATCATCCGCAACAAATTTGAGGTAATAACTACAAACTACGACGATGTTCTCAGAAAATATGATAGTTTAGGCTTGTTAGCTACTGACGAATCAAAAATCTCTTTCGCCGCACACGTGAAAGAATTGTCAAAGAAAATAAATTCGCAAACGTCTGCTATACTGAAAAATTATTGTAGTTTTGCTATGAAAAATATTCGTCAAACTTTAAACATGAATGTTGAAGAATTTTCCAAAGTAAGTGGTCTGTCAAAGAATATTATTGCAAATATCGAACAAAACAAATCGTATATCGGATACGAACAGCTAATGGATGTTAATATCAAGTTGAATCAATATATCATTAACAACAACTCTTCCCTTCCAAAAGATTTCTTTTTAAAAACAATGACTTATCAATTAGATGTTCCAAAAGAAAACGAACCAAGGGTAGAAATCTGCAAACCATTTGTTACTGTAGATACCAGTTATTCAATGACCAACACTGTAAACTTTGAAAAAGAAAAGTTGTATTCCATATTTGAAAAACTATCCAAAACAGACCAAGTTAAAATCATGGAGCGTATGGAATATATTATTTCCACCTATAAAGATGAAGAAAATATTCCAACTAAACGCATTGCGGTTTTGGGTCAGACAGCTTGTGGTAATCCGATTGAAGCTATCAGCATCGCTGATGAGTTTGTAGAAACCAACGAACTAAAAGCTACGTTTGCGCTGCGAGCTGTAGGTGATTCTATGTCTCCGCTAATCAATGATGGAGATGTGATTCTTATCAAGCAAACCGAAGATCTTGAGGTTAGTGATATTGGAATCTTCCAAATCAACGAAACCGGATTCTCTGACGACGAAGAAGTTACTTGTAAAATGCTCAAATCTATCAAAGATGGGGTTATGACATTAGTTCCACTTAATCCCGCATATGACCCAATCGTTGTAGACACAAAGAAAAATCATGTAAAAGTCATCGGCAAATATCTTGGCCGAGCATAAAAACAGGGAGAGTAGTTATTACGCTGCTCTCCCTTGCTGTTTATTTGCTATTAGATTTTCCAACAGATACTCGACCTTTCAGGTCAACTTTACCTTTCATACCGTACAAGCCATCCCAGTTTACACCTTTGTCTTTTTTAGCCATAATTAATAATAGCCTCCTTCGATTTTCATGTGTTCTGTTTCTTGTCCACTAACATCCATGTTGTCGTACATAAATATTCCAACGTCATTATCTTCATTATTGTATTCACGGCTAACTATATGCCAGCCAGCCAATGCCATACCGCACATATGGCAATCATATAATTCTTCAGCAACCTCATGCATGATTTCTTTTACAGTTTCTGCTTCGACCCACTCTCTAGAAACCCATTCTTCAATGTCTTCCAAATCAACTAACTTAAACAGTTCGTTGTAGATATCTTCCTTAGTAGCGTCGTCTCTGATTGCAATTACAAAACTGCTAGAAGAACTATTTGTGACAAAGCCACACCGTACCTTCATGATACAACTCTCCTTCCGAAAATGTATTCAAAAAGTCTTGAAAATCTTTGTATGTTCTAAAACTATCTCTAATATCTTGCAGAATCTTTTTTCGTGTTAAACCCTTGATTGCAACATAATCAATTAAGTCGCTGTCACTAAGTTCTTGCATTTGGCAGATTGGGCAATATTTTTCCGACAAATCATATCTCCAATATTCATTTGTTTTAGTGTACTCTTCCCATTCTTCATGGTCTGGATAAAGAATGTGTTCTTCACAAAATTTATGTTCGTTTTCACACTCAACAAAACCAGCTTCTGCCATAGTTATATCAAAGGCACTTTCTGCACAACCGCAAATCTGACAAACAAAACTTGAGCTGCTAGAGTTAGTCACAAAACCTTTTCTAAATTTCAACTTAAATCCAACTCCATATCAAATCCATTCATTTCGTCGCATAAGATTTTAATAAAATCGCCCATAAACTCGTCATTGTAATCAATAATAATCTCATAAGCATTCTTATGTTCCTTCAGTGTCCGAAGTCTATTTGCTTCATCAAAATCACCATCGTATTCGCAATCTTCGATTATGTCATCAAGTAAGGAAACATCTACTTCATCAACAACTCCAGTTCTTTTTAACCAGCCGATCATCTTTTTAGCTTCTGGAGTGTTTACCGAAACAATAAAGCTGCTACTGCTAGAATTGGTTACAAACCCATTTCTAATTTTCATTACGCATACTCCTCACAAACAACTTCAAACCCGTTGATGGTTTGTCCAGCTTTTTTCATGATTTCAACAACTTCGTAATTTTCGATTGTTACTTCATATACGTTTTTCGCCTTTAGTTCGTCTGCCATCTTCATAGCTTCGACAAAATTCCATTGCGTCCAATGACCCTTCTGAATTTCCTCTTCCGGAAAAACAGTCTTGACATCATAATCATAACCGCTATTGTGGTCCATCAAGAATCGAATCATATCTAAGAACGCTTCGCCACCACTGTTTGTGGTTGCCACGATAAAACTACTGGAACTTGAGTTTGTCACAAACCCATTTCTAATTTTCATAGTCTCACTCTTTTACATTCTTTTTAAAAACATTTCTGCGAACTCTTCTTCGCTTGTGTTATTTAATACTTTTCGTACAATTTCGTCACAACAAACAGGACACATTCGCGTAGGAACG